GTGCTTCCCGCTATCATAGGGATTCTGCGCTCGTTAAATGGGAGCGCACGTTAAAGAAATCGGGCGCCCTAAATACACGAAAGGAAAACGCTTGATGAAGCCATCGGAAATTTCTGCCATAGCCAAGCTTCGTAATGAGGGACTTAAGTTCGCTGAAATTGCCAGACGACTTAAGATGTCAGTAGATCAGGTAAAGAGGAGATGGTATGCGCGATCAGATTCGTCTGTTACCACAGCGATTAGTCACCCAGATAAAGTTGTCGCTGGACGGTTACCGAAGATATTGTTCTTCGACATCGAGAACACACCCATCCGGGGATGGGTCTGGAAAACATGGGAAGATAACCTGATCCGAACGGATCATGATTGGTACATGTTATCGTTCGCTGCGAAATGGGCGCATGAGGATGACTACAAGGTTTTTGGTCTGCCAGATTTTCCTCGCTGGAAAAAGGATCGTGAATGTGATCATGATCTTGTTAAGTTACTTCATAAGTATCTTGATGAGGCTGATATTATCGTGGCACATAATGGTGATGCATTCGACATCAAGAAATCAAATGCCCGCTTCATCCAACATGGAATGAATCCACCATCTACCTACAAAACAATCGATACCCTGAAAATGGCTCGCACCAATTTCAAGTTCAGTTCAAATCGATTAAATGATCTTGGACAGTATTTGAAAGTTGGCAAGAAGCTACCTCATACAGGTGCTGATCTTTGGTTCGATTGTATGAAGGGTGACAAACCTGAATCATGGGTCATGATGAAGGATTACAATATTCAGGATGTGAAACTTTTGGAAGAAGTCTATTACAAACTTCGGCCATGGGCCAAGTCACATCCAAATATGAATCTATGGAATCCAAAGGATGATGTGGCCTGCCCCAAGTGCCAGAGCATTCATGTGCAGAAGCGAGGGATTGAGATCAAGGTATCGTCTCGACGCCAGCGTTTTCAATGTCAAGATTGTGGTGGATGGTTTACTGATGGGAAACCATTAAAAAAAGATGATCATATCCTTGGAAACATAGGTCTATGATCCTATATAAGGTTGACCCGGAGACGATGTAGTTACTGCTGTTAAAATTGGGGAACAGTGGTGGAGGAATGGGGAACTATATGGTCTCCGGGTTCATTTGGAGATTTTTGTGATGGCGAATATTCATAAGGATAGTACCCTCGGTGCTGAGGGTCAGGGGCAAAATGTCCCCTACAAATACGATGAGGATAAGATCCTGATCGAAGTTAGCAAGTACATCAATAGCACTTATCAGGGTCACTATATTGGCGAAGATAATGTTCAGTCTCTCGATCTCATTCTGGCAACCGGCCACGCTACTGGTTTCAATATTGGAAATATTCTAAAATATGGTTCTCGATATGGGAAGAAACGCGGGTTCAACCGCGATGATCTTCTCAAGGTCATTCACTATGCGCTTTTTGAACTTTACAATCATGAAAAACATAAACTGGGGGAGTAGGAATGTCTGAGGGGGTTCTTCGTCAGAATGGGGCAAATATCGAAGTCAATATTGAAATCGAGAAGTTGCAGCAGAGAAAGTTGTTCCTAGCAGCCCCCATGTATGGTGGAAATTGTTCCGGAATGTTCGCTCGATCAGTGATGGATCTTGCTGCTCGATGTACAACATATGGCATCACGCTTCAAGTTTATTATCTATTCAATGAATCTTTGATCACACGGGCACGGAACTATTGTGTTGACGAATTTTTAAGAAGCCCATGCACGCATCTGATGTTCATTGACTCGGACATTGGTTTCAATCCGGATGACGTGCTGGTCATGCTCTCGCTCATGAGTGATGAAAGCGATTATGATGTGATGGCTGGTCCTTATCCGAAAAAGTGTATTTCATGGGAGAAGATCAAGATGGCCTGTGACCGTGGCATGGCTGATGATAATCCCAATGATCTTGAAAAGTATGTTGGCGATTACGTATTCAATCCCAAGCAGAATGCACAGGCGATTCCGCTTAATCAACCGGTCGAAGTGTTGGAGGCGGGCACCGGATTCATGATGATTCGTCGCAAGACTTTTGACAAATATAAGGAAGCTTTCCCGGAACAGTCATATCGTCCCGATCATGTGAGAACCGAGGCCTTTGATGGCACCCGCGAGATCATGGCATATTTCGATTGCATTATCGAACCTACATCTAGACGTTACTTGTCAGAGGACTATATGTTCTGCTACAATGTCCAAAAGATTGGTATGAAGGTCTGGTTCTGTCCATGGATGAAATTGTCTCATGTGGGCACTTATGTATTTTCAGGTTCTCTAGCTGATCTTGCATCTATCGGTGCTTCAGCTACAGCCGATATTGATAAGATGAATGAGATCAAGGGTAAGACCAAACCAAAGATAGCGTTTCCTATATCCAAGGCATCATAGCTATGCTATATCTACTACTTCGCTGGAAACCAACGCGTGAGGCCCTTCTGGGCCTCATTGCTATTGTGATCATCCTATCCATTGGGGTTTCCATCATCAAGGACTTCTGATTATGGAATCCGGTCAGTTGCTTGGGTTTACGGTAAGTTATCGTATTGGTGAAACCAATATGGAACGACAATATGATGCGAGTGATTCATTCTGGAGTTTGACTGAAGATCAGAAGCTGCATCGGGCCATCAATGACTCTTTTCGCGACTTGATGATGGAGTCAACTGAAATCGAAGATATGACCACCGACTTAATCGAGCGATTGAGAACCCGTGCTCTTATCCGTCGCAACATCTCTTCCCGGAAGAGTGTGCAGGAAGGCAGGCCAGATCGTATTGCGGATTTGCTTGATGAAGCAGCGGATGAAATTATTCGGCTTGGTGGTCGTCCTGCTACTGATCGATAACTTTTAAAATATCCTTTGACATCCTATATCCTCTGTGATTAAACGATCATTCTTGATCATCACAGAGGATTTTTAATGACCACGATTAAGCTGACTGAACGGACGTTGAGCATTCTGAAGAATTTCCATGAGATCAACAAATCCATGGTATTCAATCCCGGAAACAAAATCGATACCATTGCAGATACTAGGAAGATTTTGGCATCTGCTGTTATCGAGCAGGAATTTACCAGTTCCTTTGGCATCTATGAGTTATCGCGTTTCTTTGGCGCAATTTCATTATTCTCCGATCCGGAAATCACCATCGAGAAAACTTCCCTCAATATTCATGAGGGCACCAAAATACTTCGGTACTCGATTGCTGATCCGCGCGATGTGCGACCTCCAATGAAGAATACTTTCACCAAGCTTCCATCGGTCGATGCTTCATTTACCCTTACCGATAAAATGACTCGGGATGTAATCAAGGCGGCCGGGGTGCTGGCCCAGCCCGATATCGTATTCGAGGGAGATGGTCACAAAATCACCATCTCGACCAGCAATATCGAAAAGCCTTCTCGGGAGGGTTATAGCGAAGATGTTGGATCATTCACAGGTGGTGAATCTCCATTCAAGTTGAATATGAAGGTGGATAATCTCAAGCTGTTCAGAGATGATTATATCATCTCATTATGCTTCGCTATGAAGATTGCACAGTTTGAAGGGAAGAATGTCAACTACTTCATCGCGGCCGAATCTAGTTCAGTGGTGCCTCAGTGATCATAAAAAATGATGAACCACTGTGGTGTGAAAAGTATCGGCCTCAGACTGTGGCAGACACGATTCTTCCGAAGGCTCTAAAGGCCACTTTCCAGTCATATGTTGATGAGGGATTTATTCCTAACATCACTTTGACAGGTGGTCCCGGGGTGGGTAAAACAACTGCTGCCATGGCAGCACTCACAGAATTAGGAGCAGAGTACTATTTCATCAACTCTTCGATGAAGGGGAATATCGATACCCTCCGAACCGACCTAGCCGAATTCGCATCTTCGGTATCGTTCACTGGAGGTCGTAAGTACATCCTGATGGATGAGGCAGATTATCTCAATGCTCAGAGTACTCAACCGGCCCTGCGCGGCTTTATCGAGATGTTCTCTCGTAACTGTGGCTTTATCCTGACATGCAATTTTCCATCACGATTACTAGAGGCTATCCTCTCTCGATGTCCGGTGATCGATTTTGCTATTCCGGCCGAAGAAAAAATCGATCTGGCCACCCAGTTTTTCATGAGAATGCAGGAAATTCTCGAAAGGGAGAAGGTGGAATATGATGAAGCAGAAATTGCTGCTGTCCTAGAGTACAATTTTCCTGACTGGCGCAAGATGATCAATATCTTGCAAAACAGCACCAAAAACAAGAAAATCACTACTGACATCAGCATCGTATCAGATGATGATATCAAGAAACTGTTTCGATTACTCAAGGAACAGGATTTCACCAAGACACGAGAATGGTGTGCTGAACATGGTAATAGCCATCCAGCCGACCTGTTCAAGGTAATGTATGGATTCTCCAATGAATTCATGTCCCCGATGGGACAGGCTCAATTGGCACTCACAATTTCTAAATATGAATACAATGCAGCCTTTGTGGCCAATCAAGAGATCAACTTGGTTGCTGCCATGGTTGAGATGATGACAGAATGCGAGTGGAAATGATGTTTGGAATGAAAAAGCAGATGTGTGGCCTGTGTGGTGGTAAGGTGCATGATGGCTCTGGCATCATGCAATATAAGGCTACAGATGAATCCGGCGAGCGCCAACTTTTCTCCATGTCAATTTGCAAAGACTGCTGTGATGATATGGACAAGGATCGTCAGGATGCTGGGATTGATGATGTTCGAGATTCCTTGTTGAGGAAGTTATGAAGGACGATCTTCTGATCCACACCTTTGGATTCTTGGATGCGATTCTAAAGACCAAGGAAAATCTGATTCAGAATGATGAGGATGAACGCCTATACATCAAGTGTAGGTGGTTAATCATGCGTGGTCTTTCGGTATATCCGGATGTAGTTCCAATCATTAATATTGTCAATTTCAAATCCATGGTCCCCAAGGTAGAATTTTTATTTCTACAGAATATAATCGCATCCAAGAATAGGATGAAGATGAAGTGGCCCAAGCGGTCACCAAAGAGCGTGTATCTACAAGCTGTACGTGAATACTACGGATATAATGAGATGAAGGCTGAGCAGGCAATGAAACTCTTGTCTATTGAGCAACTAACAAAAATAGAAGAAACGATTCAAAGGGAAGACTCATGGACATTTTCGAAGGATTCGGTATCGAAGTCAAAATAGGAAAGCCTGCGGACTTCCTAGTCATCAAGGAAACACTTACTCGTATTGGTACTGCAACTGATAAAATTCTGTATCAGTCATGCTATATTTTACACAAGCAGGGTCGTTACTCGATCATCCATTATCAGGAACTGAATGCCTTTGATGGCAAAGATGTCATGCCTACAACAGATGAAATTTCCTGTCGCAACAAGATCGTTTCCTTGCTTGCCGAGTGGGAATTAATCATCATTCTACAGCCCGAAAAAATAATTGATCAGGCAAGCATCGGAAATATCAAGATACTGAACTTCAAAGAGAAAAATGAATGGAAATTGGAATCTCCCTATAGATTTTTCGAGAAGAAGCGCCTACATAACTGATCATGCAAGATTTTAAATTTTACACCTCCGTCGAGCAATCGAAAGGAAAGTTGCTCGTTCGTGGATATGATCATACTGGCAAACAGGTAATGAAGGAGGTGCGATATCAGCCCTCTCTCTACGTTGATAATGCCGGAAAGGGAGAGTATTCGACTCTTGAAGGCTTCCCGGTCGTTCGTATTCCCTTCAAATCGATCTATGATGCAAATGACTATCTGAAGAAGAATTCAGATGTGTCAAACAAGATCATCTATGGATACGACAAATTTGTCTATTGCTACATCAATGAAGAATTTGGTGGCAAGGTCGATTACGATCCAAATTTAATACGCATCGCGAATATCGATATTGAAACAGAATCAGATGAAGGCATGCCGGATATCGAGACGGCACCGAAGGCTATCACAGCTATCACAGTTCAGATGGGATCGAACATTCTCAGTCTTGGTCTGAATGATTTCACGACTGATGAAATTGATGTCACCTACATCAAATGTGATGATGAAATCGATATGATCGAAACCTTCCTACAAGCATGGGAACACTACAATCCCGATGTGGTTACAGGATGGTTCATCGAGGGCTTCGACATTCCCTATATTGTTAATCGAACTCGGTTGCTGATGGGTGACGCCACGGCCAATCGCTTGTCACCATGGGGTCTCTTGCGTGAAAAGAAGGTGATGTTCAAGAACAAGGAAAGGACCCTGTATTTTCCGCTTGGTGTTGCACTTCTCGACTACATCAAAATCTACAAGAAGATGGAATTGGAACCGCGCGAATCTTATTCACTGAACTACATCGCATCAGTCGAAGTTGGTGCTAAAAAATTGGATTATTCGGAATACGAAAGCTTGAATATCCTTTATCGCGAAAACTTCACCAAGTTCATGCAGTACAACATTCTTGACGTGCGACTGGTTAGCATGATCGAAGAGAAGAAGCGCATGCTCAATCTTACATTTCAGATGGCCTATGCTGCGCATTGCAACTTCGAAGACATCAACAGTCCGGTTCGGATGTGGGAGGCCATCGCCTATAATGATCTCATTGACCGGAAGGTGGTGTTTCCACCGCGTCGAAAGAACATTCAAAGGCCGGTTTATGAAATATTTGATGAGGAGGATGGTGATCTCCCCGGTGGCTATGTCAAGGAACCTATCCCGGGAATGTATAAATGGGTGGTATCGATTGATTTGAAATCGTCTTACCCTCATCAGATCATGATGTATAATCTGAGCCCAGAAACTTTCGTGGGCAAACGTCCAATTCCATATGAAGAAGATGATTACATTTCCGAAAAAGAAGACATTCATTTTGCCGATATAGTTGAAAACAATTTAGTGGTAGCGGCAAACGGTTGCTTATTCACGCGAGACTTCGAAGGGTTTCTTCCTCGACTATTAAGCAATTGGTTTGATGCACGTGATGGATTCAAGAAAACTCAGATCGCTACTGAAAGTCTTTTGGAAAAGGAAACTAATCCGGAGAAACGCAAGGAATACGAATATCTCATTGCAGATTTCATGAATAAGCAGAAGGTCTACAAGATTGCACTGAATTCGGCTTACGGTGCGCTATCGAATGAGTGGTTTCGATTCTACAACTTCGATCTTGCTGATGCCGTAACGGCCTGTGGTCGGCTTGCTGTTCGGT